ATCTGTCTTGCAGTTGTTTCTGCCATTGATTGGTTTGTTATGCTGTGGAATGTAAATTCTTTTACAAGTTTTTCATTGTTGTCTGTGCTTTGATCACCACTTACACTATACACAACCTGTTGGTTTGTAAATTCTTTGTCAGGATCAATATAGTTTACAAGAACTTCATTTAGTTTTGTATTCTTACGCTCACCATCAAGTGTAACACCGCCTACAATGTAATCCTTATCTACAGCAAATGCAATCTGCACATCTGTTTCGCTTGGATCATCAAAGCGTGTGCCTCCATCTTCCATTTTTAATTTGTAACGACCGCCTACATATGGCATAATACCTCTTGCACCTGCAACCAATAGTTTAACATTGTCTAACAGTTTCATATTGGTATCAACCACTGTGTTCATTGTAAGCACAGGTCCTGTAAACTGTCTACCATTGTCTGTGTAGTAGTTCATTTGTGCTTTACATTTTTGTGCTACATGACGAAATGCTTCTGCGTTGATTTGTTCTTTGGGTATACCACAACCATATCTATCATTCATAAGATAGTCAAGTAAACAGTTTGCAGGATTTGTTCCTACAACACCACTTACTGCACTACCCTGATTGTTTGTAGTTGTTTGTCCATGATAGCGTTTAGACAAACTATCATAGTCTGCACTCAGTGTGTCATTGCCGATTGTGTGGGCACTAACATCGTATACTTTTTTACCCAACACATCAAACTGCACCTTAGGCATACCACCTTGCCAAGGAAATGAATCTTGATTGTCTTCTGTAATTTTAGGATATTTGAATTGAAGTGCCACATAAGCAACACCTGGTAGTTTTCTTGTTTTTAGTGTCCAAGAAGTATCTCCACCTGGTGAATAATCACCTGACAGTATTTCTGAGTTTGTATTGCTGTTTGTTTCTTTGCCGTTGTATACCTGCATTTCAATTAGATTCTTAAATCTACCTGCTTTGATTTGATAGCGTTGTCCATGCACATATGTTTGACTTGCACCAGTAGTGCCAAAACTGCTTGGTAATGGCAATTCAATATCATCTACAAGTATTCTATTGATGCCTTCAATTTCGCCTTCGCATACAGCAATACAGGCAATTAGATATTCATTTCTATCACCTTTGGTTTCTGCAAATATAAGACTACCACCAACTCGTCTAAATCCATATACAATAGGAATAGCAACATTGGTTCCGTTCTTGGTAATTGTTACACCTTGTGCTGATTGGTCTGCTGGCACATTGCCTGGTGTAGGCACATCAAATGCACCCATAGGATTGAAAACAAATCCTACAATGTCGCCAACAAAATTAACAACACCACGAACAATGTTTACAATACCTTTTACTATGCCTTTGACAACATCAGTAATACCTTTTACTATACCACCCATTAGTATTCCTCTACTTTGTGAACAAACCAATTACCACAGTGTTCACCTTGCTTGTGTTCAAAGTAACTACTTGCTCTTTCAATTTGATCTACTGAACCTTTGTAGTCTTTGCCAAATGCACATACACTTGACTCAAAAAACTTTGCGCCTTTTTGTTTGCATTTCTCTACACAGGCATTCCATAAACTGTCTGCTAACCATTTATTTCTTTCACCATCTTCAATATAAAAATATGCAATTTGTCCATACAGTGTTGGATTCCATATTTTTGTATGAAAGAATATAAGTGCATAACCAATTAGTCTACCTTCGCTTTCAACAACAAAACAAGTGTTGATAGGATCCATCATTAGTTTTCTAAATGCCAATGTAAAGTAATGATCGTCCCATGGCAGTTCTTCTGCAATCTGCATTTCTTTGCCATGCTGTCTTGCAAGTTTGATCATTTCATTAGTATCATTGGGTTCAAACTGTCTAATCATTACTTTTTGCCCCACTTCAAATCGGTTAGTGTTTCATGACTGAATTGCATTGAAAAGTCTGCAGGATGTTCTCTTTGAAAATTTTCGTTGTTGGTTCTGCGTCCATTAACTTTTTCAAAGTCTGTAAACTGACTGTCTACTTGAACTGTTAGTGTTGCAGTGTCCTGTGCATCTTCTACCCTGTAACCTGCAATCTTGCCTTTGAATATAGTAAGCGGTCCATCACCTGCACTGTCATAAATTAAATCTTCTGTTGCTTGATCCCACAGTGCTCTATATACTGTAACATCTTTGTTGATTACATCACTGGTAGCAAAACGCAACATTGTAGTTGAATCCAATGCTGTAAATGTAATTGAAATATTGGTTACTTGTGTTTCTGAGTTTTCAGTTGTTTCTGATATACCTAAGAAGTTGCCTTGTGCTTCATATGTGTTTCCAAAGTATGAAATATCATACGGGGCATCTGTGTAGTAGAATCCTGCGATGTCTAACAATACATAACTGACCAACGCCTGCCTTGCAAGTGCTGTATTGGTTACTGTAGATAGACCTCTGCTCATTATACCGCCTCTTGAATATCAATTTCATAACCCACAAGTCCATCTGTTCTATAACCAAACTCTTGAATATCGTTTGAAAGGATCATTCTAAATTCAACATTGGATACCTGAATAGTTGCACCTGTGCTGTCTTCATCTACTGCTGTAATAAGTCCTGGTTGAAAGTTGATTGTTGCATCACCACTACCATCAGTCGTAACATCTTCTGTAACCATATAAACCTTTGTATGATTTGGAAATCGGATGACATCACCTGCCTTGAGGATTGTTACTGAAGTGTCGCCTGATCTAACTGTGCAAGAAGTTGATCCTGCACTGTTTGTTCCTGTAGGATAAGTGTTTTGATTTGGTAATCCACTTTGTGTAGTTGACACATTAGGAATAATAATATCAAATTCATTTAGACTGCCTTGGCATCTTGAAACAAATGCTTGAACTGGTCTTGACTCTGTAAGTGTCATAGGCGGAAACTGTAAAGTGCCGCTCCACACAGTTGTTGAATTTGTTGCTCTAATAATTCTACCACTTGCTGATTCTGTTTTTTTAGTTGCAGTGTTCTGTCTAAAATTAGCAGTAGTAAAACCTGGTGTTTGTGGAAAATCTCCTATAAAGGCCATTATACTGTTACTCCTGTTTTACCACGACTGTTCATCGCTTGGTTAATGATACCCACGATTGTGCTTCTGCGTTCTACAAGCAGTTGATCAAAACCTCTGGCATCAGTTGTTGTTATGTTAAAGTTTACCTGCACAGGTTCATTTCTACCACCGTTCATACCTTCAAGTGCGTTTGCTACTTCATTAGGTATAACTGTGCCTGGTTGTCTTGGAACAAATATCTCTGGTCCTGCTTCTCCAACAAGTGCTGGTTCACCCACCTTAGGATTACCACCTCTTTGATAAGGTTGTGCTCTAATACTTGCCACCTGTGCAAAACCACTTGCAACAACGGCCGCCGCCGCAAGGAAGTTAAATGGTGGTGGATAAGAAGCAAGTGCCTTGGTAGCACCTAAGTAAGTGTTTCTAATTGCTTCTGCGATTGCTATTGCTTTTGAAATCGCCGCAAACTTTTTGTTCTGTTGTGCTAATGAACTGAATAGAGTTTTTGCTTGTCCAATAGCAAATGTAGTTTTTTCTGTTTGACTTTTATTTTCAAAGTCATAATATGCTTCTGCTTCTTCTTTTGTTCTGCCTTGCTGTTTTAATTTTTCAATAGTTTCTGCTTTAGCAAGTGCCTTGGCCGTTTCTTCTTGTTTTTTAAGAGCGGCCATACGCTCTGCTTCAAATTGTTTTTCAATGTTACGAATAGCAGTAGCACGATCTATGCCTGCTTCTTTCAATGCTTCTTCTGTTAGCAATCCTACTTCTTTGATTGATTCATTCTTTTCATATTCAAGACGCTTAACTTCATCAACATACTTGAGAGCATTTTGAATCTGTGTTTCTCTTAATAATCTATCTGCGTCTTGTTCTTTTTTTCTTAAATCTGTAAGAAGTTTTGTTTTTTCTTTTTCTAATCTTTCAAGTAATTCTTTTTTGCCAAGTTCTGAACCTTCAAATGATTTTGCATCTGCTTCTTCTAATGCTTTTTTGTTTTCAGTATATTCGCGTAGGATTTTTTCGCGTTCATCTAATAATGATTTTTCAATTGCAAGAATACTCTTTGCTTGTTTTTCAATTTCAGCACTTGTTGTGCCTGTTGTAATGCCACCTATGTCTGAAGTGCCTGCATCAGCAACAGCATTTTTCTTTGCTTCAATTTCTGCTAATTGTTTTTCAAGATCTTGTCTTTCTTCATCGGAAACAAATTTGAATACATTCTTTTGGAATCCTTTTTGGAATGCACCTTTCATTCTTCCGCCGAAATCATCAAATGCATCTCTTGGATCTTCAAAGTTGAATATCTTTGTAAATGCGTCAGCAAATACTTTACCAAACTCTTTTACAACCAATCCAAGTCCATGAAATGCGTTTATAAAACTATTTGCAAAGACTTCAAGGCCATATAATAATTTTGTGCTTAGAGTTGCTTCAACTTCAAGCAATGGTTTGATTAAATCATACATTGCCACTGCCGCAGTTGCCGCCAATACAGCAATTAATCCAATTGGGTTTCTTGCCATTGCCGCAGTTAATGCCTTAACACCTTTGGTTAGTCCACCAACTGCTGTTGTCATTGCAACAACCTTGCCTACTGCCAATGTTGAAAGGAATACTCCGCCAAATACAGCGGCCTTTTCAAGATTATTTGCAATTAAAAGTATGCCCTCAGCAAGTGCATTGAATACTGGTGATGCACTTGTTCCTAATGCAAGGAAATTGTTTTTAAGAACAGTAAAGGATTGTCCGATAGTAGGACCTGTTTTGGCAAATTGTTCATCAACATCTTTAGATGCTTTCAATAGTGCAT